ACCACCAGAAGACTACCACGCCGGAGGGAATCGAACAAATGAACGAACAAAACAAGCCAGCGCTCGCCGGCATGTGCCGAGTGTGCGGCGGGGAGTGCCGTATCCAGGCCACGATGTGCGACAAGTGCGAGACCGCTTTGAGGGGATGGATCCACGACTATCCCGTCTGGATCCATGCCTTGCGCGAGTTTCTGGATTCGACGGCGCATTATGGAGGTCACCAGCCTGGACGTGTCAATCTGCCGTCCGCGCCCACGCCGATCAGACTCTCGGTCGTTGACCATCTGCAGGAGATCGAGGATGCGGTGACGGCGTTGTGGTGTCGATTGTATGCGCCGCCGGCCATGCCATGGGCCACAAGCATCGCGGTCCCGTCCATCGTCGACATGCTCAAGGCATGTTGGTCATGCCAGCGGTTGAACCGACTGCCGGACATCGGTTTGATCTGGCATGACTGGCAGCGGTTGACGCGCAAGACGCTGGGCATCATCGACGTGCCGCCATCCAGGCATGGTATCGGCAGGTGCCTGAATCCTCTGTGCGGCGTGGAGCTGAGTGCGGAGGTCGGCGCGGTAAGTGTTGACTGTCCTGTGTGCGGCAACACTTATCGTGTGGTCGACGTGCGATTGGGGTTCCTGCGGGAGTGCATCGAATCGGGCAGGGCGTTCACGGCGGGGGAGTGCGCGGAGCTGCTGCGCGAATGCGGGTTCCAGTGCAGCGTGAACACGATCTACTCGTGGCGCAAGCGCGGCAGGATCCAACCGGCCGGCAGAAACGAGAAGGGACAGCCGCTGTACCGCCTGTCCGACGTACACGCGCGCCTCGCCCGGCATGACGTGATTTGACATTTTTCAAAGTGCAAGGCAGAATTGTCAATGGATTAAAGGGTTCAAACCGGAAAACGGTTTGAACCCTTTTCATATCCACCGATGGATTCTCCTAACTCCTTGGGTTATATCCCGTCCTGTCCGAACGGCATATCGGACACGCTCCGCCCACTCCCGTCAGAGTGGGCATACCTCAATGTGGCAGGCAAGCCAATCCCGTGCTTCCGTGATGCGGTGATGCTCAAATCCGCCTGCCGGTATGCCTTCGTAGGAATCAGTGGTAGATCGTACCGGCCGCGAGTCTTTATTGGATTCTCTTCCTTGTGGCCGCGTGTGGACGCGGGTTCGAATCCCGCCGAAGGCACCCATGAAACAAATCCGGGGTAGGGGTATTGACAATCCGGGAGTGGTATTCGCAGATGATGGGGAGCCCCTACAAGACACGGGAGTGTCCATATACGGGAGCCCCTATACCGGCATTCCAGCAAGCCAACGGCGAAGATAGTCGTCGGCAAATCCACGGCACCCCGGGGCTCATACATGCGGGGAGGCCACATGAGCAAGCGACGCAACGAGCGGGTCAGCAACGGATACCGGCGGCGCATGCTCAGGCAAAGAGTGCTGGCCGCATACGATGTGTGCGCCATCTGCGGCAAGCCAGTCGACAAGACATTGAAGACACCACATCCGATGAGCGCCGAAGTGGATGAGCTCATACCGGTCTCACGCGGCGGTGATCCATACAGCTTCACTAACTGCAGGCTCACGCACCGCATCTGCAACAGGATGAAGAGCGACAAGACAGACGAACACGCACGAGCGCTGCTGGCTGGCAGACAGGAAGTGAAATCAAGTTCGATGCCGTTCAAAACGTTCGGCATCTGACCCGATACCAGGGCGGGGACCCCGGGTGTGCCACCCTGCGGCAACCTCGGGTGCAGTGCCGATTTCTCCCCGCGGATTCAAACGTCGGAAACAGGGGAAACAACGAAAGGTCGGAAAGCGAGGATTACGCCGATGAAGTGCGAACTCTGCGGCAAGGAATTCCAGCCTTCCGGCCATGGGCGGCCTCAGAAGTACTGTTCCAAGTCCTGCCGCCAGAAAGCGGATTATCGTCGGAAAAAGAACAATCCAGCTCGGACAAGGAAAAGCAAGCCTGCTAAAGCGAAGAGAAAACCGGAACAGGAACTCGACAGACGAAACTTCGAACGCATGATGGACGGTTCCCATGAGGACACGCTCCGTGAAATCGTCGGAAGACTGCGTGAGGCTCTGCATGCTCCCTCAACACCGGCCAACGCGTTGCCGTCGATTAGCAGCAAGCTTGCAGAATTCGACGAACGGATGCGCATGGCCGAGGAATCCGGCAGTCTGTTCGACATGAACGATGACGTGACGGAGGTGGCGGAGGATGTCGGAGCGTCGATTGTCTGAAATCGCCCAACGGCTCGTGCAGCCGGAAGGCGTCACGTCGAGTGACTTCAAACTGATCAACAGCGCGGCGGTCAAGGCCGGAATCCATTACGACCTCTGGCAGAAAGGCTTTCTCTACCTGCTGTTCGCCAAACGCTCCGACGGCAAGTACGCATGCGGGTCCGGCGGCGCGGTCCTGTCCAGCTGCAGACAGATCGGCAAGACATTCACCGTCGGAACCGCGATGTTCATCCTGTGCGCCGGGCGCGCCGGAACATTGGTCATTTGGACCGCGCACCACACGCGCACCTCCGACGAGACATTCGCCGATATGTGCGACCTGACCCGCAATCCGAAACTTTCCAGATACGTGCGGAACGTGCGCCGAGCGAACGGACAGCAGGAGATCCGTTTCACCAACGGCAGCCGCATCATGTTCGGAGCCCGCGAGAACGGCTTCGGCCGAGGCCTGCACTCCGCAGACATCGAGGTGTTCGACGAGGCTCAGATCCTCACCATCAAGGCGTTGGATAACCTGATTCCGATCGTGAACACGAGCCCGAATCCGCTGATCGTGTTCATGGGTAACCCTCCGAAGCCGGGAGACCAGTGCGAAGCCTTCGAGGAGAAACGTTCGACCGCGTTGTCCGGCAATTCGGACGGCATGCTCTACGTGGAGCTCGGCGCGGACCGCGATTGCGACCTGGACGACCGGACCGCGTGGGCGAAAGCGAACCCGTCATATCCGAAACGCACCAGCGAACAGGCGATACTGCGCATGCGCAATCTCCTTGCCGAGGATTCGTTCCGTCGCGAGGCGCTTGGCATATGGGATGAGACCGCCACCGCGTACGCCATCAGCCCGGACCTGTGGCAGGCCGCGGCCATCGACGACGTGCCTGATGGGGGAACCGTGAGCTTCGGCATCGACATGCCTCCGGACAGGAGCGTGCTGACCATCGGAGCCGCGCTACGGTACGCGGACGGTTCGGCCGTCATCCAGATGGCGAACATCAAGGACGCACGGCAGGCGGGAACCATGTGGGCCGTGGACTGGCTCGCCGAACATTGGCCGAAGACCGCCAGCGTGGTCATCGACGCGCAGTCGCCCGCTATGAGCCTGCTGCCCGAACTGAAGAAGGCGCATGTGAGGGTCACGGTGACGAACATGCAGGAGATGGGCCGCGCGTGCGGACGCTTCCTCGACATGCTCAAGGCCGGAACGCTCAAGCATCCACGGGACGAATACCAGCCGCAGCTGGCCGCAGCCGTCAAGGGCGCCACCACGCGGCCTCTTGGACAGTCCGGCGCGATCGCCTGGAACAAACTCGGCAGCGATGTCGACATCACGCCGCTCGTGTCCACCACTCTCGCCCTGTATGGGGCGTTCACGACGAAACGACATCCGGGAAGACGACAGGAGGTGATGTTCTGATGGTGTTCTACATGGCCGACGGCACAACGGTAAGTGTCGCTCCGAAATTCACCGGCAGCAGCTACCTCGACACCGCAAGCGGAAACGTCGGCACCATCCTCGGCGTCGACGACGAGGACATGCCCATCATCCACGAACTGTTGCGCGTGTGGCGTGAGAAATACCCACGCAACCTGATCCGCGGAGCCTACTACGACTGCAAGGAACGATTCAAAGACTTCGGAATCTCCATCCCCGACCAGATCAAAAACAAGGTCGAGGCGATGATCGGATGGCCCGAACTGGCCGTCCGATCATTGAGCGACCTGAGCGACCTGGAAGGGTTCAGCGTATCCGGCGACGACACGATGGGCGTCAACGACCTGTTCGAGGACAACCAATTGGACGTGGCCACGTCAGAACTGATCGTATCCGCTTACAAGCACTCATGCAGCTTCCTGACCATCGCCGCAGACCCGGAGAATCCGGACCGGATCAGCATGATCCCACGCTCCGCCGACTGGTCCGCTGGAATCTGGGACCGACGCAACCACCGTCTGGCCGCGGCATTGACCATCACCGAGGACGACAAGGACGGACGAATCTGCGCGTTCAACGTGTGGCTCCCCGGCAAGGTCTACGAATGCTCCGGCCACCTGACCCCATGGCGGGCGGAGAAAAACGAAACGAACTTCGACCAGCCGACTGCCGTCGCGCTCGCCTACGACAGGCAGATGGACCGGCCATTCGGCCACAGCCGCATCAGCCGTTCGCTCATGAGCCTCGTCGACGCCGGATTCCGCACCGTGGTCCGCATGGAGGCGTCGGCCGAATTCTATTCCGTTCCGAAACTCTGGTTCATCGGAGCGAACAGGGACGCGTTCAGCAGCAACACATGGACGAGTCTCATCCAGGCGATCAACGCGATCACCGCGGACGAGAACGGAGAGCTTCCCCAACTGCATCAGGTGCAGCAGGCGTCCATGACGCCCCATTCGGACATGCTCAAGACCTTGGCCATGCTCGTCGCCTCGCAGACCCGAGTGCCGGTCGACTATCTGGGCATCACGTTGGACAATCCGACCAGCGCCGAGGCCATGGCATCCGCCGAACGACGGTTGACGCGCATCGCCGACAAGCAGAACGTGGCCTTCGGACGGGAACTCAAACGGGCCATGGGCATCGCCGTGGCATTGCGCGAAGGCGCGAACACGATACCCGACTCCATGCGCGACGTGCATCCGGTATGGGCGCCCACAAGGGAAATCTCCGACGCGGCGCGCGCCGACGCGTTCACGAAGATCGCCGACAAGATCACCGGCTACGCCGACTCCGATGTCGGACTCGAACGTCTCGGCCTGACCCGCGAGGAAATCACCCGCCTACGCGCCGACCAGCAACGGCAGAAATCGGAACAACGCATCGACCAGCTCATGGACAGAAGCGCGGCGTCCTCGGAGGTGACGGATGGATCTGAACAATCTGGATCTGCCGGAACCGGCGAAAGCGCAGCTTCGTCAGAAACTGGAGAAACTGCATAGGGATTACGAGACTGATCTTGAGAATCTGACAGACGACGCCACCGACGCGATGGAATCCGCGAAACCGTTGGAACGACAAGACATAGTGCTCAGGTACACCCGCGATGCGTCCGAACGATCACGCAGGTACTACACTGACACCAGGAACCTGTGGCAGAAATACGCCGGCATCAAAATGCCGCCCTACGTCTCATCTACTTGCGACGAATATGAAGTGCTATACCGTCAGGTAGGCGGTTTCACTGGAACCGATTGGAATGGGCATAACTACACTAATTTGAAGCATGGCAACGCCAACGGGCTGACTGTTGAAGACCTTTGGCCCGACCTGAAGACGGTGGACGACTGGCAGCAGTTCATTGCCGACATGATGAGCAGGTCTGTACGATTGACCACGCAGAACAACCGCGACGCCGACGAGACGCATCCTGGATGGGCACGCGTCCCACGAGGCTCCAATCCTTGTGCATTTTGCGTGATGCTCGCCAGCCGAGGATTCGCATACACCAGTGAGGAAAGCGCGGACTTCGGCGGCTCTTTCCATAACGGCAAATGCCGTTGCATTCCCGTGTGCAGCTGGGGCAAGGACAAGATCTTCGGCTATGACCAAGCGAAGTATAAAGCCATGTACGATCAGGCCGTGCAAGCCATCAACGGCAACGCATTGGGAAAGAATTGGAAGTCCTCCGCCGAGGAAGCCGGAATCAAGTTGGATTCGGCCGACGCGAATGCCGTCACATTCGTTATGCGTCATAAGTTCCCTAAGCAATTGAGCGACGGGATCATGCCGAAGAAACGTGCGTCTTTCAAAGTCGAACATGATTTCACCGGCATGCGCGACGAGAAATCATTAAGCAAGAAAGGATGGGATGGAAGGCAGAAGGCGCTTGGCGTCCCAGTAGACGCAGACGTCCTTGAGATGCATGAAATCGTGTTCCTGGAACATTTCAAGTCACTCGGACAGCATTACGAATGGATTCCACGCGATACTTTGGGGCACAAATCGACGAATGACTTGAAATGGATTGAGCAAGACCTTGAGTGCGAGGTTAAGTCATCTCGGCAAAAACGCCCAGACTACGGATCCATTTCGAAGAACATCTCAAAAGCGGTATCCAAAGCCGAGCAGCATGGTGTCGTGAAGGATGCATTCATTGTGGATCTCACTGGATACTCGGCTCCGGAGAAACTGGTGACGCAACTTTCCCGCTATAACGCGCTGCATAAGAAAAACAAGATCAGACGTTTGTTCCTATTGGACAACAACGGGATGAGAGAAATCGAGCTGCAATAAAAACCCGGAGGCACTCCCGCACGAATAGGCTATTATTTCAAGTCTGCACGGGACCTCCGGTACTTCTATTTTACCAAAAACCATTGATTTCGGTGGATTGCCAGAGCAGACGAATGGACCCGACTGTAACTCGGGCGCTTCACAGCCGCGCAGGTGCGAATCCTGCATCCACCACTCGGCCAGCCATTCAGGTTGGCGGCGACCATGCGCCGTATCGCGTGGGAGGACCATACAGCGCACCGTGGCGCGGTCGAACTCGAATCCACGGGAAACAGCAAAGGAGAGCAGCATGTCCATCAGATTCCGATTCCCGGCACACATCCGTCTCATCGACGGCGGTGGCGACGAGGGCGGTTCCAATGACGGTGGCGACGGCGGTGAGCCGAGGTCGTTCACCCAGGAACAGGTCGACCAGATCGTCGAGAAGCGACTGGCCAAGGAGCGCGGCAAGTACAAGGACTACGACGAGCTCAAGTCCAAGGCCATGAAACTCGACGAGATGGAGAACGCCGGAAAGAGCGAAATCGACAAACTCAAGGAATCGAACGCGGCGCTGCGCAAGCAGATCGACGACGCCGCGGCCGAGAAGCAGCACGCGGAATGGGTGTCCGAAGTCGCCAAAGACAAGGACGTTCCGGCCGAACTGCTGCGCGGCGGAACCAAGGAGGAACTCGAGGCGCATGCGGACCTCCTGCACGCGGCGCTGCATCCGGCATCCAAGCCGCCTCAGGTGAGGAACCAGACGGGCTCTCCATCGCACCAGAACAACAACAAGGACGCCGAAGAGCTCTCGTACATCCACCAGCTCCTAGGCGAATAACCCAACCATCCGAAAGGACAAGTCATCATGGCGATGAAAACAGACCAGATCAAGCTCCCCGTGAGCGTGGCCACCGAAATCGTGAACAAGGCCAAGGACACCAGCACCATCGCGTCCCTGAGCCCCAGCACGCCACAGATCTTCTCCGACGCCGACTACCTCGTGTTCAACGGCAAGAGCGAAGCCGAGGTAGTGGCCGAAGGCGCGGTCAAGAGCAGCTACGAGCAGACCGTGGACTCCGTCGTGGCGAAGCGCTTCAAGGTGCAGACCACCACCCGCGTCACCAGCGAACTCCAGTGGGCCGACGAGGACAACCAGCTGCAGATCATCCGCAGCATCCAGGCCGATCAGGCAGCCGCACTGGGCCGCGCCCTCGACTACGTGATCTACCATGCGATCAACCCCAAGACCGGTGAGGCGCTCTCCGGATTCGACCCATTGAGCACGTCCGTCGTGCAGGTGATCGCCACCGAGGATGAGATCGGCAACGTGGACGCTTTGGCCGACGCGCTGAACGACTCCTACGACATCAACGGTGTCGCCCTGTCCAAGACCTGGGCGTCCCGCCTGCGCAAGCTGCGCGTCCCCTCCACCGGCATGCGCTTCTACCCGGAGATCCCGCTGAACCTGCAGGCCGGCAGCCTGGACGGCATCACCGCCGCGACCTCCGGAACCGTCAACGGCCGACTGGCCAAGACCCCGACGAAGGTGCTCGCGTTCATGGGAGATTTCAGCCTCATCAAATGGGGCATGGTCCGCGATCTGACCAGCGAGATCATCGCCTACGGCGATCCGGACCAGACCGGCGTGGACCTGAAGGCCCATAACCAGATCGCATACCGCACCGAGGCGATGTACGCGTTCGCGATCATCGATCCGAAGGCGTTCGCCGTACTCAAGGCCACGGAATGAGGTGAACGATGAGTTTCCCCATCCAGACCCTTGTGGTCAATCCGTCAGGTAAGAAGAAGCATACGATCGGACCGTTGGACGCGCAGGTGAGCCTTGTCAACAAGGATGGCACGGACTTCTCCGCCGGATCCAGCGCCTACGAGCTGCCGGCGGCCGGCGAGGACACCCTCGGCGGCATTAAGCAGTACGCGCCCGAACAAGCGATCGGCAACGTCGACAGCAACATCGCCGAGGCCGCGGCGGACACTCCGACCAAGGACGAATTCGACAAACTCGTCACCGCGTTCAACACGTTGGCGAAACAGTTCGACGACATCATCGCCGGCCTCGTATCCGCCGGGGCGGTCAAACTGCCGGACAAGAAGTGACCATGACGGACGAACCCGACATGTTCGCCACCTCCGACGACCTCGAACGGAGATGGCACAAGCTCACCGACGAGGAACGCGAGAAAGCCGACACGCATCTCGCGGACGTGACCGACTACATCAAGGAACGCTCGCCCATCTGGCAGCGGCTCCTCGAAGAACGGCCACGCCTGCTGACGAAGATCACCTGCGACATCGTCCGCAGAATCATGCAGGCCGACCCGTACGACATTCCCGGCGGCATCACGCAGATGAACCAGACCACCGGCAGCTTCAGCGAACAATACAGTTTCGGAGCGCCCACCGGCGACCTCTGGCTGCGCGACGACGAGAAACGCATCCTCGGCATCAACGCGCAACGCGCGTTCAGCGTCGACATGGCAACGGGGGAGACATCCTAGTGGAAACCATCGAAATCTGGCGCGGCCAGCCCACCACCGACACGGACGGCAACCCCATCCAAGGCAAACCCGCCCGCGTCGGCACATTCCAGGCGCTGGTCGAACCAAACTCCACCACCGACCAGACCGAGGAAAACGCCAGCCCGCAGACCATCGAATACACGATCCACATCCGCGGTAGCCAACCATCCGGCATCCAAGCCACCGACCTGATCAAAGTCAGAGGCATCCTCCTGCCCGTCAAAGGCGAACCGCAAGTGTGGAACAACATCCACGGACGCCACATCGGCGACGTCATCACCGTAGGCGAACGGAAAGGATAAGCATGGCCAAACGATGCAGATTCGTATTCAACCGCAAGGCATTCAGCCAACAGGTGCTGAAGAACGAGACGCTGCGCTCGCGCATGCGTGACTCGGCCAACGAGGCCGTCACCGACAGCCGGTGCATGGTCCGCGACCATGACGGCAAGAACCGCAGCGGCGTGGCCATCCTCTGCCCGGCACCGGTGGAGAAGGCGCACGGCACGCTGGAGGACACGCTCGGCAGGATGCACGTATGAGCATCCCGGTCACTCCCCGCCGCACGGAGCCGCTGCTCCTGCCCAAACTGAGGACACTGTTCCCGGACGTGACGTTCGACACCATCGAACGAGCCGACCTCGAACCGCCCTTCACCGAAGCCACTCTGGCCGACTCCATGCAGGGCATGAGCACTCCAATCTCGCAGTACGTGCGGCTGCGGTTGAGCGTGCGATGCATGAGAGAGGACCATACGGGCGACTGGGACAAGGCCGCACGCCTGTGGGCCGACATCGCGAGGGAGATCATCGGGCTCGGAAACGTCGCGCCGCTCATCGACGCGTCACTCGAATCCGGGCCGGTACGCATGACTGACGAGGACAAGAGGCTGGTGTGCGCGTACGGCGTGCTCCTGCTCGAGGTCACCGTCAACTGAAACACAACCAAAGACAACGTGCCGCCACACGCGAAGAACGGAAAGGTGCAGACGAATGTCTGACAACAATGAAAAAAACACCGTCGCCGCGCAGGGCGCGACCGACTACGGGTACGTGTCCAGCGGCAACACCGCAGGCAACGTGCGCCTGATCAAGAACTACGCGCTGTTCCTGTTCCCAAAGGGCGACAGCACGTTCGTGGCTCCGACCGGAGTGGCCTGGACCCCGCCGGTAAGCAAGAAGCCTATCGGCTACTCCACGGAGGACGGCGCCGTACTGCATCCGGAACCGGGCGACAGCACCGACTACAAGGCCCACAACGGCGACATCGTGCTGTCCGACACGGATCCGGGCTACTGGACCCTGCAGCTCGCCGCCATGGAGGGCCGCAAGGATGTGGTGTCGGCCTACTTCGACGTGGACGTCGAAACGGACGGCGGCATCAGCATCAAGGGCGCAGGCCTGAAGAAGGAGTGGATCCTCGTGCTGGTCGCGCTCGACCAGCAGGACCGTCCGTTCCTCCTGTACGGCACCAACGCGAAGGTGAGCGACCGTGACGACGTGAGCCTGAAATCCAGCGAGATCATGAACTTCAGCATGACGTTCAAGATGCTCAAGGGCGCCAACGGCGAGCAGTTCCACGCATGGGGCCTCGTCATCGACTCATCCAAGTGAGTTCATTGATTCTTCCCGTGCGGACGATGGCGGTCGGACGCACGGGATCCATTTCACTAACCGCCACCGAACGAACGGAGCCAACATGAGCGACAAAGAATACCATGTCGTGGACGTAGACCTGACCGAAGCGGAAGAGCTCAAACCCGACGTGCACCTCGAGGTCGCCGGCGTCAAACTCGACCTGCCGAACCTCAACAACGCGGAACTGCCCATCGAACTCGTCCAGGCCATCCTCCTGGTCAAGGGCAAGCCCGCATTGTCCGAAGAGGAAATCACGGCCTGCGTGAGCACGTTCCTCGCATACTTCCAGACGATGCAGCCGAACTTCTGGAACGTGCTGCGCAAAACCAAGCGTCCACTCCAATACCTCACCGCGACCATCAAGGCGTGGGCCGAGGAATCCGGACTGGACCCAAAAGCGTTTACCTCGCCCACCTCTGGAACAACAATCGCGCGGCACTAGCCTACGACTGGATCCGAGCGTACGGGCAGATCTACAGGCCCGTACGCTTCCGGGAATGGGTTGAAGGCCAACGTCCACGAGTCGATTGGGGACTCGCCTGGGCGTTGACCCGCGAAATCCTCAAAGACCATACGAGCCACTCGTGGATGGCGTTGCAGAACGCCGTCTACGCGCCCGACGGAGCCGAACAGGCGGTCTGGACGCTGTCCGGACAACGCAAACGCCCATGGTTCGACCACGAGCACGACCCGCTCCGCCCGCCAACCCCGACGCACAGCCTCACCCGCCGTCAACGCGAGGACAGGGAACGGCTCAAAGCCTGCTTCCGCATCAACGACGACCTCTGACTCCGACCGCCATCGGAATCCCAACCTACGAATAAGGAAACACGATGGCAGCACAGGACATCGGCGTCGTATACGTCCACGTCGAACCATCCGGCAAAGGATTCGGCAAAAGCATCGAAGGCGACATCGGCGACGCCGTCAACAAAGCCTCCAAGAAAAGCTCCAACACCCTCATTTCGAAAATCGGCGGGGCATTCGGCAAAATCGGCAAGGTCGGCACAGGCGCGATCGCCACCCTCGCCGGCGGCATCACCGCATTGGCCGCCAAAGGCGGCTTCACCCGCGCCCTCAACATCGAGAACGCGCAAGCCAAACTCAAAGGCCTCGGCCACGACAGCGCGAGCGTCACCGAAATCATGAACGACGCGCTCGCCTCCGTCAAGGGCACAGCTTTCGGACTGGGTGACGCCGCCACCGTCGCGGCCAGCCTGTCAGCGTCCGGCATCAAGGAAGGCGACCAGCTCACCAAGGTCCTCAAGACCGTGGCCGACACCGCGCAGATCAGCGGCAGAAGCCTCACCGACATCGGCATGATCTTCGGTTCCGTCGCCGCCCGAGGCAAACTCCAGGGCGACGACATGCTCCAGCTCATGTCGAGCGGCATCCCCGTCCTCCAAATGCTCGGCAAGCATCTGAACAAGACCAGCGCCGAAGTGTCCGACATGGTCTCGGACGGCAAAATCGACTTCCAAACCTTCGCCGACGCCATGCAGGAAGGCCTAGGCGGAGCCGCACTATCCGCAGGCACCACATTCACCGGCGCCCTGGCCAACGTGAAAGCCGCGTTGAGCCGACTCGGAGAAACAGCCGCCACACCAGTTCTCAACGGCTTACGCGGCCTGTTCAACCAAGCCATCCCACTCATCGACACATTCACCGCAGCCGTCACGCCAACCCTGCAAAAGGTCGGCGCGGCACTCCAACAAGGCCTCGAGAACGCGATACCCGCCACACAGGCGAAACTCAAAAACCTCAGCGACACACTAGCCAACATCCCCGGTTTCCAGATGCTCGCCTCGGCGACGGCCAGCCTCAAAAGCCAACTCACTGGCCTCTGGAACGCAATCACATCACTCATAGGTGGACTCAACAATGGCGGCGAAGCCGCCACAATGTTCTCCACAACCGCCGGCGCGCTCGCGGGAGTGGTCGCTTCGGTCGCGCAGGTGTTGTCGAACGCGGCGGGATGGGCGAAGACGTTCGTCAACACGTTCATCGAGACGGGCGCGTTGCAGCCGTTCCTTGAAAGCCTGACCGGCGTCATCTCCGGATTGGGCTCGCTGGTTTCCGGATTGGCGGCCGCGGTCTCGCAGGCCTTCGGCTTCAACGACAGCGCGCGCACCGCCGGTTCCGCGGCGCAGAGCTTCGCCGGACTGTTGAACACTTTGACCGGCGTGCTCATGAAGGTGGGAGGATGGCTGCAGTCGGTCGGACAGTGGGCTCAGCAGAACGGCGCACTGGTGTCCGGCGCGTTGAAGGCCATCACCATCGCATTGCTCGCAGTCAAGGGCTGGGACATCGTCTCGGCCGGACTGAAGGGAGTGTCGACCGCGATATCGGCCGTCACGACCGGCGCGCAGACACTGACGACGGCCGCCACCGGCGTTTCCAAGACGGTCGATCTGATGATGCAATTGGGCGGTATCGTCCCGGCCTTGAAGGAGATGGCAGGCGGACTGAAGATCGTCACCGCCGCGCAGACCGCATGGTCTGCAGTCACAAAGGCGGCGACAGCCGTGCAGGTCGCGTTCACCGCGGTGATGAACGCCAACCCGTTCGGATTGTTCATCACCGCAGCTGCGGCGGCCGTGGCCGCGTTGACATGGTTTTTCACTCAGACCAAGGTCGGACAGCAGTGGTGGGCGTCGTTCACGTCGTTCCTTTCATCCGCTTGGCAGGCGACCGTCGGCAAGGTCACCTCTATCGGCCAGACCATCGTCACGTTCTTCACCTCGACGCTCCCGTCGGCCATCCAAGGCATCGGACAATGGTTCCACCAACTGCCCGGCAACATCGCCAGCTGGCTCGCCGGAGCCGCGTCGGCCGTCGCATCATGGGCCGTGAACCTCGGCCAGTCCGCATTGCAGGCAGGCCAACAGTTCCTCACGAACCTCGCCAACGCGATCATGAACCTGCCAGAGACGATCGCCTACTGGCTCGGCTACACCGTCACGTCAATCGCGCTGTACGCGGTCGCGTTCGGCGCGCAGGCACTCCAGATGGGCATGCAATTCGTGCAGAACGTCGGAACGTTCCTTACCCAACTCCCAGGGAACGTGGCCGCATGGCTCGCCTCGACCGCCGCGAGCATCGGCGCATGGGTGTCGTCCACGGCCATGCAGGCTCTACAGATGGGTACGCAGTTCCTGCAGAACGTCGGCACGTTCCTCACCCAGCTGACCGGCAATGTGGCCAGCTGGCTCGCGGGAGCCGTAGCCTCAGCCTCGGCGTGGGTTTCCAACATGGCATCGCAGGCCATCCAGGCGGGCAGCCGGTTCCTCACGAGCGTGGGCACGTTCCTCGCCCAATTGCCGGGAAGAATCGGCTCCTGGCTGTCCGCGACGATCTCCAGCGTCGCCAACTGGGCGTCCCAGATGGGGACCAAGGCGTCGCAGGCCGGCAAGCAGTTCGTGCAGAACATCGTCAGCACCCTTTCCTCCCTGCCGGGCCGCATGCTCAGCATCGGAGCGAACATCGTCAGCGGCATCCAGAGCAAGATCGGCAGCATCGCGTCGAGCCTGCTCTCCGGCGTCAACGACGCCATCTCCGCTGTCAAAAGCAAACTCGGCATCCACTCGCCGTCACGCCTCATGCGTGACGAGGTCGGCGTGATGATCGGCCGAGGCATGGCATTGGGCATCGATGATTCAGCCGCCGTGGTCAACCGGTCCATGGACTCGCTCGTCTCCTCGATGAGCCTCGACGGTACGGACTGGGCGAAGACCGGACGATTGAACGTCACCACGGCCACGCCATCGGATTCCGACAGACTATGGGAAACCGTCATCGGCAGGATGGACACGCTGATCGAAGCCGTCGAAGCGGCGACGGCCGACGACCGGCCGTTCACCCAACGTGACTTCGCAAGACTCGTAAGGAGCGTGGCATGAGAACCCTGAGCTACGTGAGCGGCGCAACAGGCGAGTCGATCGGTTTCGAAGGGCCGCTCTATGGCGAGACACTCACCGGACTGCGCGCCCGCATCTGGGATTACAGCCTCGTCTCGCGCGGCATCACGGGCATCGCACGCAAGACACGCGAGACGACCATCACCGTGAAGATCCACGATTCTCCGGAGACGCTCAACCTATTGCGCCGCCTCTCGGACGCCGACATGGCATCCGGGAACCCGGGCACGCTCGTGGCCGACGGCGAATGGGAAGCCAAAGCGTGGATCACGAAAAGCGAACCGCAATCCATCACGCCCACGATGGTCGAGACGCAGTTGACCATCGTGCTGGCCGATGGCGTGTGGCGCCGTCCGACCATGACGCATTTCACGCCGCGATACGATTCCGGAACCGCCGACCTTGACTATCCATATGATTATCCGCATGATTTCGCCGGCATGGCATTGGGTGCCGAGATCGTCAACGACACATCCATCCCGCAGCCGGTCAAGCTCACGATATTCGGACCGTGCACAAACCCGTACGTCATCATCGGAACCAACCGGTACGAGGTCGACGTGACCGTGCCATCCGGCTCGCGTCTGGAAATCGACGGCACCGGCGATGTCAGGACCGTCACCATGGTCAGCGGCACAGGTCTCGCCACAAACTGCTTCGCGCAGGCCGTGCGAGGGTCGGGCAAGGATTCCGGCCGGTACGTGTTCCAACCGCTCGCGCCCGGAACACAGCCGATCAGCTGGCCGGGAGGATTCCAATTCGACTTGACGGTCTGCGAGGAAAGGAGCGAACCGCCATGGACCTGATCGTCACCGACGCCACAGGCAAACCCGTGGCGAGCCACGCCTCATACACGCTCGACCTCGCGTTCGGTAGCGGGGAGAATGACTTCGACCTGCAGGTCGAAGACGCCGCGCTCAAGGCGGGGAGCCGCATCATGATCGACGGCACCGAGTACGGCGGCATCATCGACGACACGGATGTCGACGTGGACGGAGGCCTGTCCACCGTCACATGGCATGGCCGCGACTGGCATGGAGTGCTCGCCTCGAAGATCATCGAACCGGACAGGAACAACGATTACCTCACCCTGTCCGGCACGATTCCCGTCATCATGCGCACGCTCGTCAGCCGTGCGGGATTGCAAGGCCTGTTCACCGTCACCGACGAAAGCGCCGGCCACAAGACCACCTGCCAGTTCGACCGGTACGTGGACCTGTACAGCGGTCTGGTCAAGATGCTCAGGGCAAGCGGACTCAAACTCCGGTTGCGTAATGACGGCGACAAGGTGGCCATGAGCGCCATGCCCGTCCGCACGATCGGCGACAGCATCGACTCGGACCTCATCGACTTCACCGCCAAACAGGCGGCGCACCCTATCAACCATCTCATCTGTCTGGGCAAGGGCGAACTCAAGGACCGTACCGTCATCCACTGGTACGCCGACGCGAACGGCACGTTCAGCCACACGCAGACACTCAAAGGGCTTGACGAACGCACCGCCACATACGAGTTGTCCAACGCCGAAGCCGACGAGCTCGAGGACAAGGGCAGGCAGAAATTCCAGGAACTTCGGAACACCAGCACCATCGACGTGGACATTCCCGACGGCATCGACGCGGACGTTGGCGACCTGGTCACGGGCCGTGACAACAACACGGGCCTCGTCGTCACTGCCGAGATCTCCAAGAAGATCGTCAAGGTTTCGGGAGGCGTGCTCACCGTCACCTACGAATCCGGAGGTGCCAGCGCCGGCGGCAACAGCGGAGAATCCTCCATCGGGGATGGTGGCCACGCCTACTACGCTGGAGCCGGCCTCAAACTCGACGCCTGGACGTTCAGTGCCGACGTGACCAGAAACGACATCGACTCGCTCAACAACGCATTGTCGGGTAAACAGCCGAAAGGCGACTACATCACCGGCCTGAAAATCGGTTCGGTGGACACGCTCGCCCCCGGCGCACAGGCAAGCGCGTCGCTCACGGGCGCCGGCAGCGACAAAACCTTGAATTTGGGGCTTCCGAAAGGCGACCAGGGTCCGCAAGGGGAGAAGGGCGACAAGGGCGACACAGGACCACAGGGGGCCACCGGAGCGACCGGACCCACCGGTCTTCGGGGAGAGAAAGGAGCGACCGGGGAGCGAGGGCCGCAAGGCGTCGCCGGTCCCGAAGGCCCGCAGGGACTGCAGGGGATACGCGGCGAGAAAGGCGATAAGGGTGATGCCGGCGCGATCGGCGCGGCGGGACCGCAAGGCCCGACGGGTTCCACAGGTCCGCAGGGTCCCACGGGTCCACAGGGAGCGACCGGACCCCAGGGCAGACAAGGCATCCAAGGTTCCCAAGGCATCCAGGGCCCGCAAGGGGAGAAGGGTGACAAGGGCGACAGCGGCGTATCCGCCCCCTCGAACGGCTTCTTCACGCTCAGCATGGAAGGCGACGGCGACCTGTACGTGAACTATCCGGACAACACGAACCCACCCTCGTTCGTCTGGGACTCCGAGAGCGGGAACCTGTACGTGGACATCCCGGAAAGGTGACACATGGCGCGACTATTGATCGGCAACATCAAAGGCCCCAAAGGTGACAAGGGCGATACCGGGGCCACCGGCCCGCAAGGCAAGCAAGGAGCGCAGGGCGTTCAGGGAGCTAAAGGCGACGTCGGCCTTCCGGCGCTCGTGATGAAGAAATCCCTCGTCGGCGAATATCCGGTGGGATCCACTTTCACGGGGAACGTGAGCGAATGGTTGAACCGAACACCACTCGCCAACGAATATTCGACCGCATTGTCAGGTGGCGGAAAATACAGCATCGTCTGGCAGTGCGTTTCACAGTCCGGCAGCCTATTCACGGGAAAGACGATTTCCCGTCAATCCATCATCGGTGCGCAAGGCCCCAAAGGAGCCACTGGAGCCGCCGGGCCTACTGGTCCGCAAGGCCCTGAAGGTCTGAAGGGTGACAAGGGAGACAAAGGGGATATCGGGCCGGCCGGGCCAGCAGGTCCCACCGGGCCTACTGGTCCTACCGGTCCCATTGGCCCCACCGGTTCTACTGGAGCTACCGGGGCCACCGGCCCGCAAGGCAAGCAAGGAGCGCAGGGCGTTCAGGGACTGCAGGGTCCACAGGGGCCGTCCGGTCCGCAGGGCGCCAGCGGCGTGACGGCACCTGCATCAGGATTCTTCACGCTCCAGGTCGATCCGAACGGGGACCTGTACGCCGTATACGCGGACACGGCCACCGTGTCAGAAGCTCCCGTCTCCTACGATCCGACGACGGGCGACCTGTACTACACGATCAACGACGGAAAATAAGGAGCACGCATGACGAAGATTCTGCTCGGCAATGTCAAAGGTCCCAAGGGCGATACCGGACCGCAAGGCAAGCAGGGAGTGCAAGGACCGCAAGGCCCGACCGGGGCCACCGGAGCGACCGGCGCCACCGGGGCGAAGGGTCCAACGGGAGCCACTGGGCCACGAGGACTGAGCCTCCGGAAATTCAATGGCGACATCAACGGTTCGGGTGGGAACGGAGAAGTGAGAAAAATTGCCCTATCTGGTATTCAGCCAAATGGAAACCTGCAGGTCGGAGACACCATTTTTGACCAATATCAACGCACAGATGGTCTTGAACTTGGGTTCTGGCAGGTCACCGCCATCAACGGTAGCGATGTGACTGTCAAAGGCGTCGGTAGCTACATCGTGCCCACCGGGCCGAAGGGTGACAAGGGAGACAACGGCATGAGCGTGAGCCAGGCATTCATCGCCGCCCACCCCGTGGGCTCCCTTTACTGGACCACTTCCACGGCCAATCCGGGAACAACCTACGGAGGCACTTGGAAGGAATGCGGCACGACGCTTCCGGGACACATCTACCAGCGCACAGCCTGAAAGAGAAAAGGAACATCAATGGCACGAACCACGAACATCACCAGATACACCTGCGACCGATGCCACGCCTCCGCATACCTCGCCGACGGTGACCCACGCACCTCCAGCGACTGGCACGACATCACCCACACCACCGTCGACGGAGTCGCACAGGGCGCGCTCGTCTGTACCGCATGCTGGCAGACGTTCAAAGCGCTGGCAGCCACGCAGGACGCCGCCTACGCCGCATACCTCAACAACACAACAGATAGGAAGGAATGACCATGACCATGAATCTCATCACCGGCAAGGCCGGCGCTCCGCACATCACATCCAGCGACCAAGGAGCCATGCAGGCCGGACTGGTCGGAAACGGCAACTACCTGCTGCAAGGCGGCGACGGCAAATTCCCCGCCGTGACCATGCAGTCAGCAAACAAAGCGCTCGTCCCGGTCCTCAACCTTGTGATCGAAGGACGGTACGCACGCGTCACCGCGGCGGAAACCGTCACCATCGAAAGCGGAGTCACAGGACGGAACCGCAACGACCTAATCTGCGTGAAATACACGCGAGACTCGAACAACATCGAAACGATCGCGCTCGCGGTGCTGAAGGGCACCGCCACCAGTGGCACGGCGGCTGACCCCACGGTACCGTCGGGTAGTATCCTGAACAATTCCGGCACCGTATGGATTCCGATCGCCCGTATCCCGATCAGTGGCATCACCGCTGGAACTCCTGTCATGCTTGTCAAGCAGTTGCCTCCGATGAGCCAACTGTGGGATTCCGTAACCCAGACTTTGATTAAATCACAGTATGGCACCGTGACCGGCGTGAAGTCTGGCAAGATCGCGCAGATTAGCATCAACTGGAAAAACGCGAGCACTGACTCGTGGGGCAGTGGACAGTTCGGTACAATTCCGGAGGGTTGGAGGCCTGCGGTCGTCACGCATGGCACGTGGTCGGGGCGTGATGGTGGCAGCCAGCGTGATTTCATTCTGGAAACGAATGGCAATTTCCGTTATGTCAATTGTGGCGCGGGGCAGAACAGCGGCACGTTCTCCGGGACGATGACCTACATTCTCGCCTGAATAGCTTTCCGTAACCCTGTACCAGGATTCCAATTGGATCATCATGCGTAACGG